TCGGTGACTGCGGTGACGTACCAGCAACGGCGTAATTAGCATCTACCATCGCAGTAGTAAAGTTAACCGTGTAGTCACCAACACCGTTATCAGTAATACTCGACACATTCCCGCTAGCCCGAATAGCCACCGTGCCCGTGCCGTTGAAGTTAACCCAAGCCCTACAAGCATAAATAGGCGCAGAGCCTGTGGCGTTTAATGCTCCAGTAATACGTGCAGCAGCAACATCACCTGTTAAGTCTTCACCATCAAATCCAGCTGTTGAATCAATGTCCGGCGTTGTAATGCCAGTTGTCCCATTTAATGTAATTGTCATATAAACCTTTAAACAATAACCCAGCGTGAGCCTGTTGGTACTGTGACTGAGACGCCGCCGTCAATCGTGATGGGGCCTGCGCTCATGGCGTTGTGGCCAGCAGTAATAGTAGAGTCAGTGCTTATGGCCGCAGAGTTCTGTACGTAGCCCTGTGAGCCGATTACTGCGTGATCTGATGGGTAGGTAACGAATACGTCTTTGCCGCCAGCAGAGAAGCTCACAGCGCTTCCACCGTTGCTTGAGGACAGTACGGCATCTCGCGACAAAGTTGCGCCACTTGCCGTGTATGTGCCAATGCCAACTTCCCACTCATCTGTTCCCTGCCCTGAGATTGTGTAATACGTGGTATTACCATTCCCAATAACAGAAAACGACTGGAAACCGAGCGCCGCACCTGTGAGGGTTACTGCACCAGTACCAGTCGTGGTAGTGGCCTCTTTTACTCTGTCTTTGAGTACGAGAGCCATAATGAATCCAATCAGGTCAAGGTAATGTCAAGGTCGCCAGCAGGCACACGTAAAATGTCGCCATCGTTAATGGTGCGGCTAGTAGTCAAGATGGCCCAGCCAAGCATGTTTCCGCCAGTTGAAGCATCAAATACAGCAATGTGCGTAATCGTGCCCCAGTTGCCACCAGATGCGGGGTCAAACTCAATTGACGCGCTATTGGTGCAGTTGGTTGGCGATGTACCTGATACGGTCATCGTGCCAGTTGCTTTGCGAGAATAGTTGTTGCCCGATACCTCAGTGCCACCGCCTGAATCGCTAGGAGCGGCTGTAAACAGGCCTAGATACCAAGCGGTTGGACGGGTAACAGAGTCGGCTGTAAACAGCCATTTAAGCGCTGCGTTTTCTGCGTAATCACTAAATGATGACATTGCGAATTCCTTTGTTATTCACTTATTAATGAACGTTCAAACAGTTGGGCAAAGGCATTGCGGCCAACTATCATTTGGTCTATGTTGAATCGTAAAGATGACAGCTTGCGGTCTAAGTCTGCAATGTGGCTTGCCATCAACCTTTGCGGCTCGGTCAATTCTTCCATGTTGTATTCAACGCCATCAATGATTACTTTTTTCATCACCACGTACCCTTCCAAACACGGAACTTATCAAAGTCTCCTGACAACAGCTTGCGCTTTATAACGTCCTTCATGGCTGGGTCGCCCCACTTGATTCCAGCTTCTTTAGCCCACATTTCAACAATGTGTAAAGGTATTTCACCAGCCAGTCTGCTTTCACCAAGAATGCCGCCGTTCAACTCTTTGATTGCCTCGACTCGTTTTATGTACGAATCATTGTCAAATTGACTTTGGACAACAAAAGTGCCGTCATGGTTGTCTATAAACTTTTCACCAGTTTTCATTGCGCCACCCGTTTTGTTTTTAGTGATTCAATAAAAGGCAGAGAGCCGTAGCCCTCTACCGTTTAACAATTAGCCTGTAATTGTGTTGTCAAAGATGCCACCGTTGGCAGCTTCGTTCTTACAAACCAAGGTCAACTCAGTTGTCACTTGACGCTTGCTTGAGTCACCAGTCTTGGCCAACTCAATGTTCTTTGTAGGACGCAGAACACCAACACACCACATATCTTTTTGCATGATGAAGACATCACGTGAACGGTTTTCACGTGTAGGCATGAATTCAACAGTACCCCAAGGCGTGACATATACGGCCAAAGACTTGATAACCTTTTCGTCACCAGCTTGCACTTGTGAACGTTGGTTGTTGTTACCAGTAAAGCCAAGGGCTTTATTCATCTGGTAAGCAGACAAGTACACGGTGTCAGGACGGCCACCGCTTTCCCAGATTGACTGCATCACTGAGTCAAACTTGGTTTGTGAGAAAGCCGTCAGAGCGGTTGTCTCATCAGTACGTGCGTCAGTGCCGTCACCAGTTGGGTCAGCGCCTTCGTTAGCACCAAATGAGGTGTTGGAAATCAACCATGAAGAGGCGCCAGCCAACTCGCGTGCGGTGGTGCTGTTGCCAGCGACACGTGCGTTGTTGTCAAACAGTGCTTTTTCGATGTCCAATTTCTGCTCTTTTGCAACTTTCAAAACGGCAAATGCCATCTCAGCAGCGCGTCCGGCTTTCTTCAGACCAGAGTCTGTGTCGGCTACGGTTACAGCGTTCTTAAAAATTTGCGTATAGTTGCCCAAACGTGAGGTAGCAGTACGGGCTTCGGCAACAGTGTCATCGCCTTCAATATGGGCGTTTGTTGCGCTTGCGCGTAACGTGCTGGTCTGCCATTCGTGCAGTGTGTTCGTGGCCTTTACTTTAGCAACGCTAGAGTAAAAAGGTGTTTCAGTTGGGCTAACATCATAAATGATGTCTTCCAAGTCTTCGCGGATGCCGACTGCATCGTAGGAGTCAAATGTGTTGGTAGGCTGTGCCATGATAAGTATCTTTCTAAGATTTAAGCATTAAACTGAGCGCGTCTTCGATGCGTCCAGAATTCTTTAGGTTGGTCTTCTTTTGCAAAGCGTCTTTGTTGCTTTTCGTAAGATTCTTTGAGCCTGCTCGTATCGGTGCTGATTTAGGGCGTGCCGACTGTGCTTTCTCATCCGCTTTCTTCTTGCCACTCATAATCTCGCGGTACTTCATCGCGTCACGTAAAACGTGTAGTGCGCGACTTTCTACCACTTGACTAATCTCTTCTGCCGTGTAGCCGTATGCTTGGCCAGCAACCAGAATTTGCTCCTTAAACTTGCCAGCCCGTTCTGGGCTGCCTAATTCGGGGATAACGGTCTTCAGGTTTTCTACCTCACGCATGAGGTATGCCTGTCGAGCCGATTGCTCTGCCTGACTTTGCTGTGCCGACAACTGCTGAAACTGTTCATGCTGTTGTTGGTACTTCGCTACATCATCATCAAAATTCATCTTTGCTTCCATGTACCCAATTGGGTCGGAGTCAAAAAGTTCCCTTGATGGCGCTTTCGGAGGTGTGGCAATCTGTCCACCTTGAATCTGCTGATACAACTTTGCGATTTGCTGTCTTTCATTCAACAAGGCTGCGTAGACTTCTTCTGCCTGCTTTCGCTGGCCAGCCGCCTCTTGCATACCCTTTTGGACAAATTGTTGACCACCGTACCCACGCTTCAACTCGCTCAGAGTGACCTGCTTATCTGTTCCGTCAATCTTGACGGTGAACACAGGGTCTTGCTTGCCAGCACTGTCAGTGTCTTCTTCTTCGTCCTCCGCATCTTCATCAGATTCGTCTTCGGATTCTTCATCAGATTCTTCAGATTCGTCTTCAGCTTCAGCGCCTGACTCTTCGGTTTCTTCTTCTTCCGATTCGTCATCTTCGTTAGTGCTGTTGTCTTCGTTTTCAACACCTTCAGGTTCAATCATAGCACTTACTGCACTATTAAGCGAACCATAAATACCTACATCCTCAGTCGTTTGTTCCACGGTACTGATTCCTTCTGTTGTTTATCAAAAAATGCCTCGTCTGTAAGTACAGAGTTGAAGTAAGTTTCAATGTTGCCCAACGCACGAATGATGTCGTGCGCATCGACCAAAGCGTCCTGAGACGACTCTGGATTCAAAAACAAGCTCACTTGCTTGTCCCGAATTGCTTGCATCACTTCTTGAAATACGCTGTCGTTTTGTAGCTGGCGTATTTTTGATGCTTGATCTTTGATGTTCAATTAAAACCTTCCACCTGTGACGGCTTGTGCGGGTGACTCTTGCGGATACCTTGGTTGGGCTTGCGCAGCCTTTACACCAGCAACATCGACTGTGGTCTGGTACTGGCCATACAACTTTGCAGCGTCAGTAAGTAATTCCTGATCCATTTTATCGCGTGCGCGGTCGTCTTCAGCAATGGCCTTCTGAGCCTCAATCTGCAACTTGAGCGTCTGCACTTTTTCGTTTGCAGCAGCTTTGATTTTCTCTGCCTCAATAATCGCTTGGGCCTGCTGGTCAACTGGCGGTTGCTGCTGTTGCTGCGCTGCCATCTGTTGCAGTTGCTGTTCGCGCTCCATATCCATTGGTGAGAAGTAGCGGTCGGCGTTTCGTACACCCTGCACTGCCAGCATATCTGCGACAGTGTTGCGAATGTTTGTCATGGTCACTACACCGTTGTTTGGGCCATAGTTTTGGTACACCTGCATTTGTAGCTGTAAAGCCTGTGCAAGCGCAGCAGAGCGCTGGTCTTCACGGCCAGTACCCAAGCCAACGTTTGCGGCTACATCCATCTTGGCGTTCCAATGGCGCGGGTCAACAGGCTGGTAGTCACCGCCAGCCATGCGCATCATTACAGCTTCATCAACGTTTTCGACCATTAGCTTGAGCATCAACTTAAACAGTCGGCGCATACCGCCTTCTGCTAAGTTTCTGGCCATGACCTCGACCTGACCCGCTGCCGCCTGTATGGTGGCGTTTACAGCCGCCGCAGTAGTTGACTGCATGGCATCAGGATTTAATCCGCTAGAGGCCCGTGTAACACCTGTCTTGGACTCAATCTCAGCGTCCATGTACTGGATTGCCACCAAGGTCTGGCCAGCCACAAATGGCACGGCCAAGTCGCGAACCATGCCGGGCGCTTTAACCCGGACGATTCCACCAATTTCGTTGTTCAACAAGTCGTCAATGTTTACCTGCCCGTCAACAATTTCTCGCTGTGGGCTATTGGTCAATGCAACGTTGTCCAACACACCGCGCAGCATCATGGTGCTGGCGTCTTGCTCATTCATCAGCAAGTCAGCAATTGAGCGGCCAAAGAACGTGTGTGGCTCTGGGTCAATCTCGAAAACAGCAAACGGTATTTCACTGCAAGGCTCAATGCTCAACAGGTTGTAGTCATCGCCACCCAATAGGCAACGCTGCATCTGGGCTACACCAGTGCCGTCAACATCAATACGCATATAGGCTTCAGTGATGGCCACTAAGCGCATAGCCGGGTCTTGGACGTTTTCCTGAGCATATGCTGTGTCGTAGCCACGGCGCTCAAATTCTTCTTCGTTGGCGGTTGTGTTGTAGTTGCTAAAGCCTGACAGCTTTGACACCTCTTCAAACTCAAAGCCCATTGCTACGACATCACTGACGCGCATTTGAGTCCGGTGCGCCACAATGTACGCATCTTCAATGCGTTTAGCGCCACGGTCTACAAAGAATTCCTCTGGCGGTACTGACTGGATGTCCATATCACCACGCTCAGTTGTGCGTGAGATTTTTAGGTAATGGCGAGGCATCTCGACTTCCATGCCCATTTCATCAATGTCCATTTCCATCGTGACTGAATGCTCAACGACTTCAACGCCGTCATCATTCACAATGACTGAATATTCTTGGTCATTGATGTCGTTGTACTCGTAAATTTCTTGATCTTGGTAGGTGTCCCAGAAGGCTTTTACAATACCGACCTTCTTGACCAGCGCATCGTGGAATGCGTCATTGATTATTCGGTAGCCGCCAAGTTCACTAAACTTGTATTGCATATACCGCGTGGCTAACTCAGCAAACTTTACGTCTCTTGGCCCAGTAGGGATGTACTCAACAGCGCGGTCGGTAGACAAGAACACACGCATCAGGCTGGGCTTGATGGCCCGTACTGTGTCGCGCACCTTTGTAGCTACGACTTTGCTGCGGCCCTCCTCCTCGCCAATGTCCACCTCGCCGTCAAAGTAGCGCTGTGAGCGAATGCGGTCTGGCGCAATCTCGCTTTCCACAAAGTCAACAGCGTCTGTTAACGCATCGCGAACAATGCCGTTAATCTCTGTTTCGGTCATTGGGGTTGGCTTAGTCATTTATTTCGCACCTCTTTTGAGTAATTCTTCCAATGAGCGGTAGGCGTTGTAGTCGTCAATGTTGCGCATACTTCTGAGTACACTACCGGCTTTGTCAGCCACACCAGAAACGGTCGCAGCAGTTACACCGCCCTGCGCGGCCATTGCTCCAAATTTCACAGCACGTTCACCAGCGCCCTCAAAACTTGTCTTAGCAACTGTACCAAATTTATCATCAAGAACGTTAGCGAATCGAGCCAAATCAACAATGCTGTCGTTGAAGCTAGGAGATGTCATTGACATTGGGCCACCACCGTATGGGCCAAGTTCACGGGAGTCACTGGTTGACGCAAACTTCTTGGCCAAATCGTCCATTGCCCTTAGCGCTACGTCCAAGTCTTGGCGGCTACCGTAGTTTGAGAACAACTTGCGCAGTTCAGTACCCATACCGCGTGAATCGTCCAATGTCTTACGAACCGTAATCTTTGATGCGGTTGCGTCATCCAACTGGTCGAACAGTTGCAATGATTGTGAGATGGTGTCATTTACACGTGCGTAGCTTGGGTCGGCATTGCGTAGCGACTCATTCAAGGCACGCCTAACGTCTCTCAAAACAGCTTGGCCACTAGATGTCATGCCGCGCTGTGGGCTTTTGTGGTATTCAACTAGCGTGTCAATCTGGCGCTTTAAGTTGTGCGCTTTAAGTGCATCTGGCGCACCATCGTTGGCCATTAAATTGGCCAAGTCTTTTAAGACCCGTTGTGCAGACCTATCCACCTGAACAGCAGAGCCTTTAAATTCAAACTGCGGCTTGCCGTCAACCATCTCAAAGCCAATGTCCAACTCACTTAGCTTGGACATGAAAACTTGCTCAATAGGTGATGAGTCAAAGGGCTTGCCCTTTAAGTTGGTTTGGGCAATTTTGTTTAGTTCTTGGCGTGCAGTGTTAGACCGCTGGGCAATAAACTTCAAGCGCTCTGCCGCTGCGTCACCAACAATGTTTGATGGACGCTTGGCAATGTCGTTTGCAGAATTGGCAGCGATTGACTCTCTGTCTCTAACCATTTGCAGCATCTTGGCCTGTGTCGCAGGCGTTGATGACTTCATCATCTGCACATCGCCTTCAGCAAACTGTTGCTTGATAGCTTCTTTGGCCAAAGCATCAGCAGTAAGGTTTTTACTTGCTGTAGCAGAATATGGAGCCAGTCCACGTTGACGACCGCCGCCTTCTATCTCAGTTACTATCCCGCCCTCAACAGCGCGTGAAGTGCCGCTTGTGCCAATCATTGTTCGTGGAGCAACGTCAGGTATGGCTTTTTGAGCCGCTGGCGACAGTTCGCTGTAAACAATACCGTGTTCGTTTAGCGCGTCCATCAACTCACGTGTTGGCACGTTGTTGCTTTTTAAGGCAGTGCCACCCTTCAGCCTCTTGAATGCTGCCAATCCAAGCAAGCCGCCCAATATGTCAGGAGCGACTTGCGCGGCAGTTCCAAGAGCGGGTGAGCCTGTGGCATCTGTGACGTAGTTACCAACTGATTGCTGCGCGTCTGCAATGGCCTGCATTGGCTTGGAAATCGCGCCCATGATCTGCTTGCCAGCATCTGTTCGTGGCTCATAAGTGGCCGCGCTCTGGATTGCATCAATAATCCCGGTGCTTCCCTCTGCGCCAACAAATGGCATTGCGGCCAAACCAGCCAAGCCAGCAAGTGGCGTTGCAACCGCGCCCGACCCTATTGACAGAGCCGTCTCACCAAGTCCAAGCATTCCTTGGCCAAAGCCGACCTCTTCTATTTCAGGTGACTGCGCACGCACAGCAGGTTGCTGGCTCATGGCCGCAGCCTCTTCTGCCTTGGCCTCCATGTACGCTTGTCTTACGGTTTCAAATTGCTCAGTGCCTTTTTTGTCCTTGTTTGTGACAATCCACTCCGCATATTTATCTGCTGTTGCCATTTGATGCCTTATTTATCAACCGCCATTGAGGATTGCGTCCGCAGCATCGCGAACACTTGCTGCGGCTGGCGCGGGTGGTGAAGCAGGGTTTGCGCCTTTAACTACTGGGTTAGCCCGATTAAGGCCACCGCCCATCCCACGGCCATAGATTGAAATGTCAAACTTTGGATTTTGCAGCTTCAAAGAGACTAGCATTTTTACGTTGTCGAGCGCCTGAGACGCTGCCTCTGTTGTCATGCTTCTTGTGGGCAACATCGCTTCAAGCGTCTCTTGGTCTTTGTCTGTGAACACGCCTTCACCAGCACCGCGAAATACACTTTTCATTATTGGCAGTAACAGCGCCTTGGCGTTATCGGCAATTTGCGCAGCAGTTGTTAGACCGGGTATGTTGCCCAAAATCTTACCAGTCTGACCAGTACCACCAAGCGCTTGCTCAAGTGCGGAAAAGCCAAACTCAAATTGGTCACGTAGCGGCCCGTTAGCCATTGCCGTAGAATTGGCCGCACCCTCTGCTGCTGCCGCCGCAGTTCCGGCGCCGCCTGCGTATCCTCTGTCAAAATATACACTAGTTGGCTGGCCAGCCCGTGGGCTAAGACCAAGTGAAATCCGGTTTGCCAGAAGTTTGTCCTTGTCATTCAGGCCCTCAGTCCGAGCCGCAAAAGTCTGCATCTCAGCCGTGGGTTCAATCCCGTTTTTTTTCTTGAGCATAGCCGTAAAGATTGGCACTGCTAATTCCGGGTTGGCTTCAATTAATCCAGCCTCTTCAAACATACCCATGTTCTTCAACTGTAGCGAAACTTGCTCAGTAGTACGGTTTTGCTTTCGTTCAGCGCCAATGCTTTTTACGCGGTCGTTCAAGACTTGCGCCAAGCCTGCGTCTGGGTTCAAGCGCATGGAATTGAAGCCAACACCAAGTTGCGCTATGGCAGCAGGGTCGTTCATCAAGCGCTTGTACCAAGGCTCTTCAACTGGTGCAGGCTTGGCAAAGTTCTGGCCGTTGTACATCTTGCCATCTTCATTGGACACGAACCGACCACCGCCAGCCCGCATCTCAGGAAATGCCATTGGCGCTTGCGGTTGCTCTGGTTGAGCGAATGCTGGCGCAGAGCGGGTCATTGGCGCGGCTTCTAGCGCAGGCACAATCCTGTCTAATAAACCCGCTCCTGCCTGCTGTACCAGTGGTAACAATCTGCTTGTAGCCATTATTTAACTTCCAAAGTTAGAGCCGCTTGCACCAGTTGCGGCAAGCGTCAAGTAGTCAAACAAGCCGGGGTTTTTGGTTTGCGTAGTGGTCATAGGCGTAGGCGTGACACCAAGCGCTGCGTTGTTGTACTGCAAGGCTTGACCCGGTGCGCCAGTGTAGCCCGCGTACTGATTCTTAGCAGCGTCTAATATCAACTGGTTGATGCCTTGCTCCAATGCACCCTGTTGCATAGACTGATTCTGCAACGCCATGCCCTGACCAAAGCCAAGGTTGGACAATTGGCCAAGGTTAGTAGCTGCGTTCTGACGATTAGCTGAACCAGCCAAGCCCGTTTGGATGTCCTGACCAGCCATTTGCTGCGCGTTCTGGTAACCCGCTTGGCGCATCTGTGCAGACGTATTGGCCATCTGCTGGCCGTAGTTGCGGTTGTTTTCAGACTGCATGATAGCATCGCGTGAACCACCGAATGCGCCACGTGCTGATGCCTGCGCACCCAACTGGTTCGCCTGAATCTGACGCTGCCTGTCCAAGTCGCCCATTGTGTTCTGGACTACTTGATTCTCGTATGGGTTCATGTACTGACTCATGTCAGTGCCAGCAATGGTAGATGGCTGGTACATGGTTTCCATGCCTGCCGTTATACCAGCCTGCCCCATGCCTTGGGCTGATGCGTTAAACACGCTTGGCTGTTGATTTTGTGGGTTACCTGAGCCTGCCATAATCTTATACCTTAATCTACACCGTTTGAGCCTAAGCCAAAACCATTGCCAGCGGCATTGCCACCAAAGCCGTTTGCGCCGCCATAGCCTGCACCACCGCCAACACCCGTGCCAAAGCTGGAGTTTCCGCTGTAACCGTCACCGCCGCCGCCACCCATGTTGCCCAAGATGCCTACTGGCGCGGGTGGAGGTGGTGGTCGGACAACTGGAGCCATTGCGCTCGCGTAACGTGCGGCCAACTCAGGGTTGCGCCGTCCCAACTCAGCAACAGCAGCGTCAAATAGATTGCCAGAGCCGTAGCCAGATACACCGCCCATTGAGGTCTGTTCTGGTAGGCTGCTTTGGTACTGCGAGCCTTGTGGAGCAAGTCCATAAGCTGATAGAGCGTCTTGAGTGCGCTGCATACCTTGTGTTTGCATTGGACTTAGTCCAGCCACTTCAGGCCCATAATACGGCATGAAACCGATTTCACCCGCTAACTTAGCCTTGGCCAAATTGTCTTGTGCTGGGCCTTGAACCCAGTCTGGGATTGATTGTGCGGATGTATTAGAACCGCCTTTGCCGCCGCCACCGCTCATATTAAATCTCCACGCTCACTGTTGTGAACTTCTCTGACCAGCCAAGTTGTTTTAAGGCCTTGACCCAACCCTTACGGCCAGCAAGCGTCATCGCTGTACAGCCGTTTAATTTGGCAAAGTAAATAGCAGAATCGCTGAAATCGCGTATCTGATCTAAATTACCACCAGCCAAGAATATGTGGAATACTTTTTTGCGTGGGTATTCCAGTATTTCAGTAACCATGCAACCGTCTGACGCATTCCAAAATTGCATTGCGCCAATCTTAACAGAATCAACTACATCTTGGAATAGGTGTGTACCACCAGATAAAGCCAAGGCTGACTCAATCCAAAGCCTGCACCTTTCAAGCTCGTCATCAAGAGTAGGTTCTGTCATTGGCGTAGCCTAGTTATAGCCAGCGAACAAGAAGATGAGGCAGGAGCAAACGCAGTCGCGGCAGAGGCGTGAAGCCACAAGTTTGTGTCATCTACTGCCCACATTGCTTGCAAATGCGAACCAGCCGTCATTGGGAAAACAGCCACCCTGCTCATTACGATAAAGTGAGTATTGCTGGACATCGTAATTCTAATGGTTGAACCGCTAACATCAGCTCCGTTTATTCTTGGCCAAAACCAACCATTTTTTGCGCTTGATGAATTAGACAACAGCTCAACAGCAAAAGAAAGCATATAAACGCCATCTTCCTCAAAGACAATCTTGGTGTTGTCCGCAGGGTCAAGAGATATGCCGTCATTGAAAGTTGGTGTATCCCAGCCAATTGCGTATGCTGTATTGGTAGAAGCCGCCGTTTGGCTTGTTGCCCTTGCAAGTGAAGCGTAGCCGTCTGCTAAAACAATCTGACGAAACTCGTTGTTCTTTGATATTACGGGGTAGCCTGCTCTATCCCATAGTAAAACACCATTCTCAGATGGGCTATCAGACGGTAGTCGAGTCGACAAAAGGGTGCGCACTTTTGTTAGATACAACACCAAACGCTCACCCCAAGCACCCCAAGTAGGGCCAAGTGGCGGTGGCGGTATCCTCATCTCTTGCCGCCCTGTGTTACATCAACCCGCATTACCCCTGCACGCCAGTCCTTCAAGTTTTCACCCTCAATACGCATGCGTACTTGCCGCCCAGTAACGCGAACACTTGTTGGCGCGCTCATCGTAAAAGGGCCGTACTCACGCTCAGTGTCGTTAGGGTAGAACCTAGACTTTAGCTTTACGGTAACCTCGCCCTGTGTTTGCTCGTCAGGAATGATCTGAGTAACGTGCATTACGTTGTCGCCAGCCCCAATGTTTACCGGCCCAGACTCAGCGAATGCCACGTTTCCGTGTAGATCGTGGCCAATCTCATGGTTGTAGGCGTTGCCATCTGCGTCAAACCAAACAGGGGTACGCAACACACCAATGTCAAAACCCGATGTACGGCTAATTTCGCCAACAGCCCATGTGTTTTGCTTGTAGTCGTAAACAACATAGCTGTCATTTTCCAAGCTGCCTTCAGACGGGTAGAACCACCATATTTCATCAAATTGGCCATTATGGACAGCGTTAACTTTACTTACCTGCTGGCGGTTTATGTCTTTAAACACATAATCTGCAACTTCACAAACCAATGGCTGGACGACTGAGCCATTAAAATAAAAGAAGTTCTCGCGGCTCATCCAAAATGCGCCTTCGCCTACCGCTACTCCGCACTTCCGAGATGCGGCCCCGCAAGACGTTCCAACACGCTCAAAACCATACACAGTAGGTGGGCCAGCGTATGCCGCCACATGAGCGTCCTGAGTCGTCACAAGCAGTGTACGACCACGCATACGCAGGCCTAGCATTAACTCGCCTGAAGTTTGCAACTCAAAGTCACCAGCTTCGTTTGTGGCTGCTGGTGTCCAGTCTGTAACGCTTTCCCTGTCGCACCATTGAACCTTGCGAGGATTGCCACCAGCCCCAAGCGCAAATAAGAATCGTTCTTCAGTAACAATCAGGCCTTTGCACTGAGTTGGCGCGTTGGCGATCTGCGCCGCTATGCCGGTCAACTGCCATTCATACAGCTTGCCGTCATGGTTTGAGCATCCAACAAGGTACTCACCCCAGTTGTCCAAAGACCACGTTGTGGCCTCAAGTAAAAGGCCATCGTTGGGCCGTGTAACGCCGTAAGCGCCTGTACCAAAAGGCTTGCCACCGTATGCGATATTCTCTTGTGCATCGTTGTAACCTGTTGTGAACCCTGTCGGCGTTATGTCGTCAACTATGCCACCAGCAGAGACCTCAATCAACTGATCGTAAGCGCCTAATGCGTAATGAGGGTCGTATGAGTTATCCACCCAAGCATGAGAAGACCGAGGAGCGTTATTCGTCAACGCGCTTGCGCGGTCAACCCAGCCACCTACTGGGCGCAGAGAATTGTCTCTCCAACGTATTAAGTTGGACTTGTTCCAGCGACCTGATGATTCGTAATCAGTTCCGTGGTTAAACACACCCGGTGGAAGTTCAAGTTTGACTAATGCCATTTTTAACCCAGTCCACGTACTTTAGATTTGAGGTTGCTGCCGCTGTGCTTGGCGCTGTTTGATGCCTCGTTGAGCCGGGTGACACCAGCACTGTACAACTGCGCCCACACAGCAACACGTGCGTCATCCTGCAAGTAGGGCGCTGAGTGTAGCAGTGAGCCGTACAGGTATACGTCCGGCGCGTAGGACAGCAACCAGTTGGTGCTGTTTGTGGCCAGATCAGGTACTTGTGAGGTGTAAACCAGTTCAACGTTAGTCTCTTCAATCGGCGTTGGGTACAGATGGAACTGGCCAGCCTCAAGCGTGTATTCGGTAGGCTTGCCGTATTGATCGTTGTACTTTGACCGTTTCTCAGACATTGTGGTTGAGTCGCTCATTGAAATAGGTGACGTACCGCCGTCTGTGACACTGAAACGAACCGTCTCGACCCAGTTGGCTGGGACTTGCATATAAGCATCACCAGCGTCCTGTACGCCGCTTGAGCGCGTTTCCATACGCCAATGCCGAACGTCACGGTTTATTTGGGCTTCTGCAAGCGCAATAAAACTTGGGATGACTGCTGCCATGTCATCCCGGTTCAACGTTTCTGTCATCGCTGTTTGCAGTTCGGTGTAATTTGCTAATGCCATCTTTGTACCACTTTACTTTTTGGTCTTCTTCTTGACCGTTTTAGCGGCCTGCTTGAAGTCATTGGCAGACGGTGCACCCTTAGCACCAGCCCTTTTCATCTTTTCGCCGCTGCCGTCTTCGATGCGCTGACGCTTTGCAGCAATGTTTGAGTAGAGTCCAGCCTTGGCCATTACTTGCCAGCCTTGTTTTTTGTCGCACGCATATTGCGAACTGGCATTGGTCGGGCCGCTTTGCTCATGGCAATAGCAACGGCCTGCTTTTGTGGCTTGCCGGACATCATTTCCATTTTGATGTTCTTTGAAACCGTTTTGGCGCTAGAACCTTTTTTGAGTGGCATGGTTTATTCCTATTGAAAAAATAGTCAATTTTGATTATACAGACTGCCTGATTCTTACACAATACCTTTTAAGTTACGTCTGATCGGGTTGCCCCAGCCTGATGTAACGCGGTAACCAATGGCCAGATACCTAAAAGCATCAGATGCGTGCGAGGCCCAATCGTGCGCTGGTCGTGAGCGCCACACCTTGCCGTTGTCGTCATACTCCCTGTGGTACTGCCTAAGTGCGTGTACACCACGGTCGCATTTCTCAGCATCAAACCAACAGTTGGCCAACATAGAGCGAACTGCTTGGATACCATCATCTACCCCCAATGACGGTGCAATGCTGACAGGACGCGCTCCCAAACTATCCAACACCTCCAACCGACTCTTTCCACTACCAAGTTCACGCACTCGCACATCGTGTGGAAGTATGTGATTGCCGTAGATATAACCTTTTTCATTGAGGACACGAACGTAATGGTCAAGCCCAACGCCACTAGACTCGTAAAAATCAATGAGTCGCACCTCTGCGCCCACGTGCTGCGCGAACCAAATAGCCGTTGAGTCACCAATGCCCAAGTCCCAAGCAGTCGTAACAGGAGCGCCCGGGTCATAAGCAACAGTTCCAACCCTGCCTTGATCTTTGCAATTTCGCATTTCAGTAGCGTAATACGCACCTTCAGCATGAATGAGGAAATCACCCTCCCAAACGTGGTCATAAATGTCTGGCCTTTTTCGTTTGTCTTCGAGCCGCTCAGTCTCCAGCACATCTGGAAACCACGGGTTGTCCCGCCAATTCATGTCAACAATAATTGAGTCGTCTGGCGTTTGCTCAACGAATCGTTTATGCGTTGCACTCTCTTTAGACTCCGGGTTGTACGTCACCCAGATTTCGCTGTTGTCTTCACGTACCGTTGGAATCAGTTTGCGCCAAGCGGTTTCACTCACCGTCTCAGCCTCATCAATCCATGCAACCAAGATACGCGCCTTAGACTTCAGACTGTCCAGTGACCTGCGCAGGCCAGCAAACGTGTAGCTGATTGCCCCATCCTTTGACTTGATGTACCTGTCACCCAGTTCGTAGTAGTCCAAGAGCCAAGGCACACTGCGAATAGCTGCCTTAACCTCTTCCAGTGATGAGTCTTCCAGCGAGTTCATAAACTCACGGCCACAAAGTATCTGGCCAGTCTTGCCTTCCATGCCCCATTGATAGCCTCTAACAGCCGTCATCAACGCAAAAGTGCGAGTCTTAGCGCTACCTCGCCCACCCTTGGCAATCCTGTACCGCGCCTTCTGTGTGAAGACTGGTATTAGCTTGGGTGGAATCGTTAGGTTAGCCTCATTCATCTGGGCCGACTAGCCTAATGACCATAGGAGCGGTAGCTAATGGCTTGCTGTCAGACGTTATGTCCTGCCTGTCGCTGTAGCCATGCTTAGTCATCATCATCTTGGCAAAACCAGCGTGATAGTCGCCCAGTAAAGCGCCCTTTGCCAGCTTTACCTCCTGTTTAGCCATGACCTTTTCTAGAATGTCGGAAAATTCTTGTTTGTCAGGGTCTTCAGCCCATGCGTAAAGCGTATCTCGGCTTACTTCTAGCTCCAGTGCTAGTTCAGCCAGCATTGGGAAATCGTGATTGTTATCAGCGTACTCTTGTGCTTTTGCTATCAGTTCAGGCGTGTATTTGCTCGGTCGCCCAACTGGATTTGGTTTAGTTGTCATTTTGTTCTCTCTGTAAACAGGTAGAGAAGGCCTATTGGTTATTGCGGTTGTTGTTGCTCGCCAAATTGGCCTAGTAAACCGCCAGCGCCAATGCCAACGGGGATTAAAGGTGCTGCTTGGAATAGCGGTACACCTTTGTCTTTACCACCCAGTGCCTTACGCATTGCTGGTGTGATGTCTATGTATCGGATTGGCTCTGCATTGCCACTCACATCAATTGAACCATCGCCTACCTTTGAGCCGTACTTCTTGGCGAACTTGTCTAAATACTTTGGATAAATGTCATCATAGTATTTTTTCATCCCTTTGCCACCAACAACAACGTTGTCTAGCTTAATGCCTGCCGCCCTATTGCCTACTGACATGGCTTCATCAGCAGCCTTCTTGCCAATCATTTCCTCCAGATTCTTACCCACAAACTCACTAGCAAGCTCGCTTTTACCCTTGGTAATGATCCCGTTTGCATCTAACTCTATGTTTATGTAATTCCCGCTATCAGTTCTTATTTGTGCGCCTCTCGTACCATCTATTTCTGGCGCGTCAATATCCATCCCAACAACCCGCTTGCCTTTTCCAAAGCGCTCTGCCTGCCTGCCACCAGTAGGTATGCCAACCCTGTCTGAGCCGTTGTCAATAGCATCCTTTACAGCCTTGCGTAGTGCCGTTTGATACCAAGTGTCTTTCATTGGCGCATCTGGAACACCCTCAGGGCGATTAGAAGTCGTAATCCACTCATCAGTAAGTCTTGCCACCTCTTCGCCCAGCCTTTTTATTTCAGCGTTCATTTCTAAAAATAGGCTCATCTCTGAATCTGGCAAATCCGCCGCCTGTTGAAGCAATTGAGACCTTTTTTGTTCAACAGATACAAGTTCTTTTTGAACGTCTGTCACACTTTTTTCAAGACCTGTTTTATACCCTTGTTCCCGTCCAGCCTGATGCCAGTCTGACTGCACCTCTTCAATCAAGGTCATCTTCTTGCCGTCAACGTCCACACGGTCGTTTAAGCGTAAGTGCGCCATGACGTTTGGCTCATCCCAGTGGCTAGACTGGTATGGAGTCTTCTTGTTTGATAGTTGCTCTGTTCGCCACTGCAAGAATCCAGTGCGGTCTGCAACTGCTTCTGACTCAGTGATACCTTTCAACGCTGCGTATTTCGACACCGTTGGTTTTTCCACTGGCAACGTCAACAACACCTCCCGGTAGTTTTCACCACCCGGCATTGTGTATGACTCGTACCTTGGGATTTTAGGACTTGGAACAGCGCCGTCATATTGCTCCCATGCAGTACTAATTTGGTCAGCCAACCCCCAATTGCCGTTATTTTCAGCATCAAAAATTGCATTTTGCCATTCGACTGCTGACTTATAAGGGTATGGGTTTTGAGACGCTTTGACCGTCTGCCCAACCTCTACGCGGTTAGCCTGCAAGAAATCAACCAGTTCTTGCTTGGTAGCCTGTGGACGGTTTGCAAACGCATCCAGCACACCAGTGGCTTGAAGTTCGTCTTTCTTTACGTCAGCGCCCTTCATTAAGTCGTTGAGTAAAGCCTGACCAGTGCCTTTGTTGCGAGGTAGGTTCAATGCAGCCTGTTCTGCCGCGCTGTAGAAGCCAGCGGGTGACACGGGTGCAGTTGGTGTTGTCGGTATAGCTGGGGACTCTGGCATCATCCTTGGAGCAAGTCCAGTTCGAGCCATGTAGCTTTCCATAGCATTGCCGACCATTGGCTTTGCCGCTTGCATACCTCGTTGCGTCTGAGACATGATGGCGTTGTTGTTTAAGCCAAGTGCGCCTAATATTGCGGCCTCTGGTAAAACAGGAGGTAGCCTCAGAAAATCCGCTGCTCCACCGACAGCGCCTCCAACAGTCCCAAGAAGACCCCTAGTGGCCTCACCTCTTGGTTGGTACGTCAGCCTATTTGTCATTTCAATGGCAGCGCGGTCAGCCTCTCTGCCGCCTTGGATTGTCCCGTAGCCCGGACTGGTCACGCCTTTGTAAATACCGTAAGCGCCGCCAGCAAAAGGTGCAACCGCACCAGTGCCAAGCGTAGCCATAGTTTCACCAGCGTCAGTTAGGTAGTCCCAAATAGTTTTAGCCATTACTTCTTGACCTTTTTCTTTGGTGCGGTCGGCCTAGTCATTTCTGGCATTCCATACTTGTCCTCAAACGCAAGCATAGCATCCAGCAAGCCGCGCTCTTTTCGCAACTCTTGGAAGCCTTTTACCCTGTCCACAACTTCCGGCGTTATAAACTGGGATGCGCCCTCTTTTCGTCTAGCCAGCGAGGTCAACAAAGACGACCTATTAAATGCGTTGTCCTTTTTGTTTTCAGCAGCAAAGGTGTAACGCATATCGTTAATCGCGTCCGGCATAAATACTTCGGCAGGCATATTACCCCCAGTGCCTAAGTATTGTGCAGAAAAGTCAGTGTCGTATGTTCGGTTGTTTGACTTGCTTAGGGTTACAGGGTCTTTGCCATGCGTAATCACTGTATTCATCCCAAAACCAGATGGGATACCAATCAGATCAGGGTCTGATATGGCGTTGTATAGGTCAGCCTTGTTGTAGCCAAAAAACTTTTCATTTGGCTGGCTTCGCATGATGGACATCAACGCTTTACGGTAATCGCCGCCATTTGGACTTTTTAATTGCGCTTGGCCAATTTGGGTAGCAATACCAGCAAACGGCGCTTTTTTGGCCAGTAATTTATGGCCAGCCATTGCGTCATCAATTTCAACAGCTTTTGCGTCTGTTAGCTTCGGCAATATAAAGCTGTCCATCATTACGTCTAAAGGCTGTACTGAAAAGTCCTCACCAAACGCCCCCATTGTCATGGCAGACTGGTCTATTTCTCCAGTGCCGCCAGCCGCAAGGTTTTGTTTCCTAGCCACTGTAACGCGGTCACGAATTCGTTTGGAAATGCCCTCGTTTGATGATCCACCAATCTTTGCCTTAATGTGGCCCATGTCTCGCGCAAACATCTGGCCACCATGTGTAACCTCTTGGGTGTTTACTGGCTCATCAGAAACCGAAAGCACACGGCGGTTTCGGCTTGAGTTATCCCAAGGCATCAAAAGCATACTTGCGCCTTTGCGGTCTTCTATGTTAAAGTCCTTTTTTGGGGCAATGCCTCCGACATCTTCAGTGGTATAGCGAGTGCCTGCGCGGTGGCCTTTTTTTAAAGTGTTCTCGTAAATTGCAGGGCGCAATCCACTTGAGTCCATGTAGTCATCTATTTTGTCGGCAATGTAAGGGCCAGCCTTACGCCCAACAGCAGACCCTGCACGCCCAATACCGCCAGCAACCGCATACGGGTCAATGCCACCGGATGCTATTTCAGCACCAAGTCGAACGTTTCTCAAAGTTGGGTCGCTTGACTCCGTTGGGCGAATGCCATACCGGGTCGCTAAATCTTTAAACCAGTCACTACCGCCAGCAGTTTTACCAATATCTGCACCAAGCGCCGCCATGAGGCCAGAACTTAGATCAACAGGCCCACCCGCTACATCGTAGGCGAGGTCACCAAAGCCAGCGAGTAATGCGTTAAGTACATCGCGGTTTGCAGGCTTTCGGCGTGTATCTTGACCCACAGGAGCGGCAAAGGCCATAGCCTCTGGGTCGCCAAGTAGATCAAGTAAATTTTTAGCCATATATAGCTATTTTACCAAAAAAAACGCCCACCGCAAGGGGTAGGCGCAAGTTGGGTTGAACCAACTGGAGAGTGCTATTAGTCTAACCGTTCTTTGTTCAGCCGTCTAGCCTCTTCTGCATAGTGCCTTGCTATTTCAATCAAGCCTTCTTTCGTGTACTTGCGCAGCACGTTGTCATTTTCCAGCAGGTCAAGTTCTTTTTTGCCTATTCGCTTTAAAAGGCGCTTGCGGTATTCGACCACATTACCTGCCAAGAAATTATTGCAATTTTTGCATTGTCCCCAGCAGTTCCATTCCACAAAACGCATATTTACCGCGCTGCCTGTACTCCGAAAATGACCAGCGTCAGTGGTGTTGGGCGCTGGGTCAAACGGCTTGTCACAGCTTATGCAAGGCTTACCGTAGTCTCTAGCCCTGATGAATGCGTTGAAAGCAGTCTGGGCCTTCTTCACCAGTTGCGGCTTGGTCTGCAAAGCGTCCAGCTTCAGCTTAGTTTCTTTTTTGTCAGCCCTGACAGCTTTCGCCGCCATCTTTTTGGATATGTCAATTGCGCAGAGGTAGCTGCACACTACCTGCATGGGTCTGTCTGCTGTGAACACTTCACGGCATCCTTTGCACCTTTTAGTCATTTATCGTCACTCCATTTTGAGCCGCCCAAGCCATGCAGAATTCTGTGAACTCACTGGCCTGCAACTTGGTAAATTTACGGGTCTGCTCACCCAATTGGACTATGCCATCGCCAGTAAGATTTGGCACAACTCGACCGACACGCTCACCTTTTTCAGCAAAGTAGGCATCGACCAACAATCGCTTCCAGCTTTCTGCGTCCCATTTGCTCCCGGCGTGTTCGGCCTGCGCACTTACTTGGGAAATAATTGAGTGAAACATAGAATTCTGCTCTACAGACCTGCTCTGTAGCTTAACACTCACCACTAACGCAGCCCCACCGTCCAGCGCCTCTTTCATCGTAGACCACAGTTGTCGCATCTGCGACACGCCTTGTTTGCTGTTATGTATTTGTATCAACATATTCTGTAAGCCTCACCTTTGTCATACAAGTGCGAATGCGCTCCATGTGGGACGCGCCGCTCTTCTTTGTAATCTTGTTAAATGCCTCACGCAGCCACTCACGCTGGCTGGCCTTGTCTCTTGCGTGATACATCTGAACTAGCAGTCTTGCATCGGCCATGTCGTTGATCTGGCGCTGCTCATATGCAATGCGCTCGTAGTTGGCTCGTTGCTCATTCGTAAATTTCGGCCAAGTCGCCCGTTGATTTGAGGGCTTCTGAAATGACGTATTCGCTGTATTGCTCACTACCATCCCTCAGTTGGTTAAGAATCTTGCGTGCAGTTTCTATTGGCATTACAACCCTTTAAAAGCAAAGCCGTACAGCACGCCAGCAACAAAGCTGACTACACCGACCGCACAAGCAAATGCAGTTACAAAATAAAAGTCAATGCTTGACGGGTGATTTAAGTACTTTAAAACCAAATTGCCAAACTTGTAAATGCCGTTTTTGTGTGTCATAAGGTTTGTTCTCCAAAGTGTTAGTTGAATCATTTGCCTGCCCTCGCAATTTCCATCTTAATTTTGTAAGCCCGTCTCCGGTCGTGGGGTGTTCGTTTGGGCTTTGGTTTGTCCATCAAGTCGCCAGCGGCGTAGATCGGCGTATTAAAGCGACCAATGGTGTCCGCACGCCAGCCACAGATGTGAACCAGCTTGTGGTCGTGAATCGTTCTGACCCACCTGTAAGCCGTCACCATGCCGATTTCCAGCTCATGGGCCAAGTCGTGGGCGCTCATTTGGCGCTCTGAGAACGTAAACAACTTCCAAGTCTTGGCAAGCAAGTGCTGATTGACTGAAATAACTTTACGCATCTTGAATTACTTTCGCCCGCTTTGCTTTTAGTGTGCTGAAGACCAGCTTGATTGCAGTTTCAAGCGAACCAACCGTGGCCACTTCTAGCTGCGCAGTATGGACATCAAATCCAGCTTGAATCAATTCAAACTCACGGCCTTGGCAAATAAACTTACCTTCTAACGTCAAAGACCGCACACAAACGTCCTGAAGGGCGCTTAGAGCGTTTAAAACATCTTTGCGGTACTTGCGCCCCACATTCATCATGCAGTACGCCTCACAGACGTTTAGAGCCTCAATGACTACATCAGCTTCCAGCTTGGTTGCAGTGCCTTCGCCAAGGCTGTGCAAGGCACTCATGTTCTTTAAGTTCAGTGTTGTGTAAAAAGACTTCATGCCCGAAATGGGTGAAATGCTTTCAGTGACAAACTCCATCGTGTTTACTCGCACAGGCTTGGGTACGTACTTTGACTTCTTACGCATTTTTTACTCCTAAAATTCCACGCATCATTTCTCTGATGTGTGCTGGTGGCGGTGCGCCTGTTTTGTGGTCGTCTTCAACCTTGCGGAGCGCTGTGTCTTGGCTGTACGGCACAGTGCTGCGAACAACGTCTGAAGCCTGTTGTGCAAACGATGCCTTGGCAGCAGTTTGCTTGCGAACCCAATTGCGCCATGTTGCATCCCAATCCAGCTTGACACCCTTTGAGCCGGGAACTGATGACCAGTAATCCTTGAACTCTTCAAACACCTTACGCAGTTCCAAGTCTGGTCGTTCGGCTTTTGACCATGCAACCAATTCAGCATTAGGCTTCCAGTCTGCTGGCAACCGCGTACCACGCGTTGCTGTTCGCTCTTTAATTGGTTTATGGTTAATGGTTAGTGGTTTATGGTTAGGGTTAATTTGGCTTTCATCTGGGTTAGCCAAAATAACCGACTGGGTTTTCTTTGGCCTACCGCCTAGCATCCCGTTGGTTTTGTTCTTTGCAGATTGGCCGTGATAGTCCTTAATCTCCATGTCGATGCGGCTCTGTGTGTAGCCGTTTTCGGTCTGTACAAAGAAATCAGCCAGCACATTATGCAAAGCTGGTTCATGTTCAGAACCCAGACTTAACCGCCGCATAACCACTTGGGTTTCTAACGGTATTGGCTTTTCATCAAGGTAGTACCAGTCAATCAATTGACGGTAAATGCTGTGTTCTACGGTAGACAGATGGCCAGTGTCTTTCCGATAGTCAGCAATGTTAAATTTGTAGTAGTGCATACAGCCGCTTTTTAAGCCCCAAGAAAGAAACAACGGCAAGAGAAGGGGTAACTCCTTTCGGTCGGGGAGCAAATCCCAACCTAGCCGCGTCTGTAAAAACTATACCACGAAATCTGGGTCTGTCACCCACTTTGGTTTTTTCCAGCCACTTTCTTTTGGTAACGAAATTCCATGTACTTCGTAATCACTTTCATCAATATCATCACCATCGCAAACCAGTAACATACAAGCACTACCACTGTACATTTTCTTTATTTCAACGCTGTACGGGTCGATGTGGCTGTCAATTTGCCAGAAAAGGTCTACCATATTTTGCGCAACCGCAAACCCTACCCAGACGCGGGACTTGTCCTCTGTCACCGCTCTAAAGCTGTAAGCAATCATTAGTCTGTTCCTCCAAAATTTTCTTTGTTTAGGTCTACACGCTGTATTTTTTCAGCAGCCATGACGCAGTTGAACTGCAAGCTGTTAAGCCACAGGACGGCTTCAATATCTCCATGCGGTAGCTGACGCATCAGCACATGAAGGTCTTCAATAAAGGTTTGGAAAGTTGTGTTCATACATCATTATTTGTGTGCAAATTTATTTTACACAAGTAGGGAAAACCCCTAAACATTGGTGTGTGTTTTCTATATCATAATAAACACATACCAACCCAGCAGGAGATTCAAATGAAGCACTACCCAAACCAATATCTTATTCGCGGCTTTATAAAAGACATGCAGGCCAGCAAGTTTAGCTTTATCTGCGCAGCGTTAGCACCCAAGGATTGCCTTGCACTCAAGACCTACCAAATTCGCACGGTCAAAGCAGTGTTGGCTTATGGCTGGGACTGCCTCGGCAACTGCACCGTTTTGACCAAGACAGGTTACGTCATGCAGTTGACAAAAAAAGAATTTTTGAAAATGCAAAAAGTAGGGTAAACCCCCTATTAAAACGTGTTTATCTTGATATAAGATAAACACATCGCAACACAACAGGAGTTTCCAAATGACACAATACGCAAACCACATCGCTTACTCAGATGTCAACCCATTTGAGGTTGTCCGCGCCGTCAGTGGCAAGACAATCGAAGTTCGTGAGATGAGCGCAACAAAAGACGACAGCGTGAAAATGGACTTTCATGTCGGCGGCTTTTCTGCCCACTGCTCAAACCAACGTCAACAAAAATGGTTTATCACCTCAGACGAAACCGCTCAAGTCATTCGCATTCGCCTTGGCAAAGATGGCTGGAAAGACAAGCATGGTCGCCGCTTCAAGTTAAACGACCAGCCAATCAAGTTTTACGACTACAACTTTTAAACCAACGGGGCGAAAGCCCCAACTAAGGAAAACCAAATGAGCAAAATGCTAGAACTCAGTGCCAAACGCTTGGAAGACATCAGGGCCAAGTGGCGTACAGACACTGGTGACGTTGAAATGGTTGAGATGTACCTAAGCATGGGTCGCACACCGAAAGGCTACACAGACGATCAAGCAGGGCGCACAGCACGCATCCTTGACTTGAACGGCAGACTAACATCGGCACAGGTGGCCAACATCCGCAACGCGCTGCTGACCTTGGCCAAAGAGACACCGCCAACTGACCCAGAAGAAAAAACAAAAAGAAAGTACACACGCCGTCTTTCATCTTGATTTGTGTGTTATATTTAAATCTAATTGGAGAGTAAAAATGACTGAGCATCTAAAAAACGTCTACACTTTAAACAGCCAAGGCGAACGCAAACTAGGCCAGCTTCTTGGTCAAAACAAGACAGACTTTTACATTGACTGTCTCTTGGATTTGGAGTCATTAAAAGATCAAAACGATGCAGCCGTCATCGTTTATGAGGGCGCTACCGTTCATTTTGACGATAGTGATTTTGACGCAATGTTAATTGCAAACTAAAAAGGGAACATAGTTATGTCTATACATCAAATTGCCATTGAGAAAGCCATCAGGATGCTTTCAGCAAGTGGCGCTACCTACCACATCAAGACAACCGACAAAGAGTGGGGCGCACCCATACAAGCCGTCAAACTCAAGCGTAATGCGCGATACGGCTACGGCACGTTGACTAACCACTTTGCACCTTTTCTCAAGGACATAAAAGTGGGTGACGTTGCGCTAATCCCATTTGGGGAATTCGACAAGGAGTCTATTCGAGGCGCACTGTGCGGCCACCTGAGCCATCATTGGGGCAATGGCTCTTACATGATTCACAGGGCACCCGACAACATTGAAGTATTGAGGTTAGCATGAGCGTACACATCAAACTGATGCAAGCCAGAATAGACTTGCAAAGCGCACCTCTTAAAAAAAGTGGCACTAATAAATTTGCTGGCTACTCGTATTTTGAACTGCACGACTTTTTGCCAGAGATTCAAAACATTTTCTTTCGCATAGGACTGAGTGGCTACATATCTTTTGGCAAAGAGTTGGCCACTTTAACTATTACAGATGTGCATGACCAGACTGAAATTGCAATCACCAGCCCGATGGAGCCAGCAAACTTAAAAGGTATGCATCCTGTGCAAAATTTGGGCGCAGTGATTAGTTATATTCGCCGTTACCTCTGGATGGTAGCCTTGGAAGTTGTGGAGCATGACGTATTGGACGCAGGCAAGCCGCTAGAAGCCAAGAAAGACCCAATCATCACACCCAACCAAGGCGCACGCGAGTTGGTCACAGATGACGAAATGGCTGAACTGGTAGAGCTGGCCGATATGTTGAAAGAAGCGGTCACAGAAGACCCAGCTAAGGCTAGACAGATTGTCATTAGCGCTAACTTAGAAGAAGCTCAGAAACTCGCACTGTGGACGCTGCTGGACTCTAAGACCCGCGCATCACTCAAGAAGAAAGACTAGCTATGACTGCAAAACAAGAACGCGACCGCGTATTGGCAATGCTAGAGCAAAAGCGGAAAAGGTGGATTAATGAGGCTAGAGCCGTTGCTAAAAAAATAGGCAAGGCCAACGGCGAGGTAACCATTAACGACTTGCGCAAGGTTGTAAGCCTGCCAGCGGGTTATCACGTAAACACTTGGGGCGCAGTCCTGCGCGGAAAACAATTTAAGCCAATCGGCTACACCAATGCGACACATCTTGCATCACACGCCCGTACTGTGCGGGTCTACAAAATCATTGACATAAAGGAATAAATCATGGCTTTCGAACAACGGGACAATTCAGGTTCTATATTTCGCAATGAAAAGAAAGAAAAAGAAAATCACCCGGACTACAAGGGTTCATGCATGGTTGGTGGCGTGGAAATGTGGATGAGTTCATGGCTCAAAGTGGGCGCAAACGGCACAAAATTTATGTCGTTCAGCTTCCAGCCTAAAGAGCAACAAGCCCAACAGCCAGCCGCTAGGCAAGCCGCCAAGCAAGCGCCTGCGCCTGCGCCTGCGTTCGATGACGATATGCCTTTCTAAAGGAAAATACTATGGACAAAAAAGACCCAAAAAAATACTGCTCAGTGCGGATGTCGCTCGACCTGTTTACTCGCATTACTGCGCTAGCAAGCCAACAGCAACGGTCGTTTACAGGACAGGTTTTATTCCTACTTGAAAAAGCGCTTGCTTGCAAGTAAAGAAATTACTTAAAAAATAACTTGAAAGGGCTTCAATTTGTGTTGCGATGTGTGTAGAATAAACACATCGCAACACAATAGGAGATTCCAAAATGACCAAAGAACCCGTATTCATTCGCCAGCACAAAGATGACTGCGAAATAATTGAAATTTACTCGCTGCGTAAGACCAGCCAAGGCACCCAGTTAATCTTGTACGCCAGTGTCCACCTAGACCTTATGTGCAACTTAGGATTTGACTGGGCTACAGATGAACTTGCTGACTTCCAACTGGCGCTGGTTTCCAAATGAAAGGCTACAACACTGGCAAGGTGGTCATTGGATGCCGCTATGAGCCACCTAGACGGTCGCATATGGACGATTTAAACATTTGGTGGCAGATTATGCTACTTGCAAGAAAAAAATCGCTCTGGGCGCGTTTCAAGCGGTTTATGCAATAGGAGAAACAGAATGACAACTAAACAACTAGCAAAAAACCTGCTGGCTTTGAAAGAGAAGAACACATGACACGAGAAGAATTGATGGCAGACAGCACGCAGTACTGTTGCTACTGTGGTGGTGAGAAAGTGCGGTTTCAATGCTGCGGTGAGAATCACTTCCAGACATTTGCTGAAATGTCTACCGATGAGCAGGACGAGTTCTTGGACAACGAGGAGTGCGCCCCGCTGTATACATCAACACAACAACATAAGCCTTGGGTTGGGCTGACGGATGAGGAAATCTGGAGTGTTTATACGCAAGTGGACTCAATGCAATATATGGAATTTTCTCACGCCATTGAAGCCAAATTAAAGGAAAAGAACAATGGCTAAGTTAATCGACTTCCCTATCGGCCTAGATGAAGGCGAGACGCGCCTTGACCTTGACCCAGACGCGGTATTGACTGGAGCAGTAGGAATGCTAAAAGAGGTGGTGATTGTTGGCTATGAAGCTGACGGCTCATTGTATTTTGCAAGCACCCGCGCCAATGCGCCTGATGTGCTGTGGCTACTGAAACAGGCCGAGCAGAGACTCTTGGCTATCGAGCGGGAGATGAAGAAATGACCAAAGAAGAAGTTATTGCAATGGCGCGTGAGGCTGGATTCATGCTCCGTTCGGAATCAGTGGACGGCGAAAGTGATTGGTGGGAATGTTTCGATGAGGAGATTGAGAGCTTTGCAAAGCTGCTCAGGAACGACTACAGCAACAAGCATGCACAGTTGTGGCTCAAGCGGATTGACGAGGCGGTGCTGGCAGAGCGTGAGGCATGTGCTAAGGCGGCTGGCCCTGAAGATTCGTATCGGGATGAGTGGTTTAACGCTAAAGCCGACTCAGTAAAACATATTCTCGCAAGGAGAAACACATGAGCGATAGACAAAAATTCCTAGACGAAATTTCTATTGCACGCAGCATGACATTCAGCAAGATGGATGGCATTTACAACGACCCGCCCAAGCCAGCTGTTAGACCGGGCGCTGATGACCATGACAGGTATCCTAGCCGTGTCGGGAACAGCCTGCACTTCAAAGACGGCAAGCAGGACAAGGTCAAATGATTTGCCCAGAATGCAATGGTTGGTGCGAGGTCAAAGAGACTCGCCAGCGTGCAAATGGGTCGACATATCGGCGTTACGTGTGCGCCAACGGTCACCTCTTTTCAACAAAAGAAGTGGTCGTTGCAGGTCGGTCAAAGAACCCCGTTGGAGTATTGAGTGCGCCCGTTAACCCTACGCGCAGTAAGAGTCTGGCACTTTAGGTCTGCCGCGTCATAGGAGCAATGCACCCAGCCTGAGTCTGGGGCGCCGTTATAAAACTCAAGTATCAGTTGCGTATAAGTTAACGAGTCTCGGATGTATATAGCTAACTCGCGATTGTCCATCCCAAGCGCCTCAAAATCGGCTGCGTAGCCAAAGCAGTGATGCGAGGTAGCGCTGCCACCAATCGCTTTATTCACTTCTGGCGAACGGTAGCCGCTTGTAACAATGACTGGGCCAAACTTGTCGCGCAACGGTTGCAGGATGTTGTCAGTCAATGCTTGCAGTTTTTCAATGACAAGCGCAGATGGGGTGTTAAATATGCCGTTGCGAGTTGCCGCCTCAGACTTGGTAAGTTCGTTCAGAGAGAAGTTTGCCGACAGCTTCATATAAATTCGTCTTTCTTTATTTCTATGCAGACAAGTTTAAAACTTGCAACATCTAAGTCTGTGGCCAGCTTCTGTCTGACCGCGTAATTTTTCTGTTCACACTCGCTGGCCGTTGCCGTTAGTTTTCCGTTAGCAAAGCCGCAGTTGCCACTTGTGAGGCAAATAAAAACAACAGGTAGCCAGAACGACATAACGTACTCCAGATTATTTTTTTGCTTTCATGTCAATGATTTTTTCAAGCGTTCGGCCGCCAAAGTAGAACGACATGATTAGCATCCCCCACTGGCCGAGAAGCTCAATGTAGGCCGAATTTGCGTCAAGACCAAAAGCCGACATCATTGCAAACGTGAAATAGCCCACTAATATGGCTAGGAGTGTCATAGGGCGTATATTCTTGGACAGCCAACTGTCACTACCCATGTCCGCTTTTAATCGCTCTGTGAGGTTTCCTTGCTCTGTCTTGTACAGGTCAGCTTCATTGGCCATCTTTGCCAGTTCGCCGCTTTGCTCTAACGCTGCGAGTTCTAACTGCGCCTGCGCTTTGGCTGTTGGGTCTGGAATAAGTTTGTCAATCAGCTTGCTGCCGATATTGAGTAGTCCCGCTAGTGCAATCATTGTTTGTTTCCTTAAATTAGAACGTGCCACGTTTGACAATGAGCCAGACGAGGCCAAAGACAACGATAGCGCCCGTCAGTACTGCTATACCAATCAGTATGCCGTTTACCCAGCCCCAAACCTTCTGCCTGCGCTTGTAAATAGCTAGGGCTTTGTCGCGAACCTCTTGCTCACGCTCACGCTTTTTCTGACTTTGGTAGAGTAAAAAATCGTCATACAGGCCCGGTCGTCCTGAGTAAATAAGCATCTCTTTTAACTCAGCCTCAGCTTCACGCAAAGATTCCATCGCCCAGAAAGCATCTGAATCACTGCCCTTGCTTGATGCCTTTTTTGCAATCTCAGCCTTGAGGCCAAAATACTCCCCCAGCTTTGATGCACATGCCGCTAATTCAGAACCATTTTTTAGCGCTGTTTTTACCGCCGCAAAGCACGCATTGGCAATTGCTAATTCAGCAAGCACTACTTACTCTTGTGTTCTGCGTACATGATGCTGATGGCCGTCACGACACCAGCCACCCACAACAAAGGCTTGGCAGCTTTAGCAATCCACTCAAGCACAGTAAATGCGCCTTGAACTGCCTCAAAAGCATGAACCATTGTGCGAGTCTCTGTGTGTACCTCATCAACCTTTTTCTCAACTGAGATTAGGCGATTTAGTATGTCTTTGTGGCTTACATCTTCAATCATGTTTTGCTTAAGTTAAAGATCCGTAACGAGTTCCGGTAGCAGTCCACGTTACATATGAATTGCCTGCCACGGAAGCACCACCAGCGCCACCAGCGCCACCATAACCGCCAGTAAAGGAGTTGTAAGGCGTAGCTCCTGCCGCACCTCTTGCTCCGCCCACACCGCCGGTAGACTTATTCTGGTCATTAAAACCACCAGCACCACCAGCGGTCTCAGTACCACTACCTCCCGGGCCACCGTCAATACCTTCCCAGTTACCACCAGAACCATATTGACCGTAGACAGCACCGCCACCGCCGCCACCACCTGAGCGAACAATGCCACCAGTACCCCAAGCACTACCACCACCACCACCGCCACCGCCACCGCCAAAGACGCTGTTGTTAGTGATGGATATGGGTACAGATATGCTTAAAGCAGCACCGCCACCGCCGCCAGCTCCGCCAGCACCAGTCGAGCCACCAGCGCCACCGCCACCACCGCCACCATAAACAGTGCCATTATTTATCAAACTAACGCCACCGGGGAATGAGCCAGAGACAGTTAAACCAACTAAACCCGCAGAACCAGCTATACCGTTAGACCCATAAGGAACAACAGATGCGCCACCACCTCCGCCTCCGCCAATAGCGCCTCTAATGGTCACACCAGAGTTAATAGTTGCAACAACAGGAGCAGACCCATCCCATCCAGCAGACAATGCTAAAGCGCGCAAATCTTGAGTTGTTGTATAACTTGATAAAATAGAAAAAGCAAACTGCCTTACAGCGTTGTAATAGTTACTAAGACTTGTAGAGCCAGAGGTAGGGACGCTAGTGTTATTAGATGTGACATAAATACCATTGCGGTAATACTCACTTAAACTGATTGGGTTTGAACCACCAAATTCAGTTTGAATGTTTGCAAGGCTAATCTGCCCAGATCCTTGTAGAGCCATCAAACGCTCCCATAAGCCGTTACATTGCCAACAACAGTTAAATTACCAGAAGAATCTAGTTTTGCCTTATTGACTCCAGACACCTTGAAGTACAAAACGCCAGAAATTTCCTCTACAACCCAAGTTGCAGCAGTCATCTTCCCAGCAGATGTTGCGCTTGTGGCCGTAGCTGCGTTACCGCTAATTGCAATCGCCCACGTACCAGAAGCGCCTGTGCCGGTCGGGGACGGCACATTAGTACCAATAGCCAAACCAAGGTTTGTACGCGCTGTAGCGGCGTCTGATGCGCCTGTACCGCCGTTAGCAACAGCAAGGTCGTTAGACGGAAACAATGCGCTAAGTGCATCTAAATTCCCGTTAATCTTGCCCCCCCACGAGTCAGCACTAGCCCCAATCTCGGGCTTTATTAAACCTAGGTTTGTGGTGTTTGCATCTGCCATTTTTTACCTCAGTGGACAACAGTCCAAGTTTCGTTTTCAGTTGCGATTTTGACCCAGATTTCTGAGCCGGTTGGAATAGGCAACCACGTCTCACCGTCATTGCCGTAATTTTCCCATTTTTCTCTTGCATTTACAACCATTATTGATTGCCCAGCAAACAATACGGGCACTTGAGCGGTGTACCTTGCAACAATGCTTAAAGCAGACTCTGCTTGTATCAACACCTGCGTGTTTTTGATCGTCAGTACGTGTACATTAATCTGAGATTGGCCAACCACATTTGCAGATGTAAACGTGTAGCGTACACCGTTAGCAATCGCGTTAGACTCACCGACTATTGTCGCGCCGCCAAAAGCGTAGCGTATTGCGTAGCAAGTCAACCCGCTTGCGCCCTGAACCGATGCCGACCCAACAGCGTACCGCAAAGCATCAACAGACAGCGCACTTTGGCCGCCAATCAAACCGACACCAACAGCAATGCGTTCGCCAGAGCTTGTAGCGGCTGATACGCCGTTTATTGCCTCCAACCCATACCAAGGTAGCAGTCTAAACGCAGAGGCGCTTAAAACGCTTTCTGAGGTGATTACGCCAGACGCATCAAATAGCGTGCCGCCAGCAGTAGATGCAAAGGGCGTTTGAGCAAATGCGGATATTCCGAACATTGGTTACTCCGATGTTGTATCAGCCGGGGTTGGTTTGTTGCCATCAGTCATTTAGGATACTTAGCCTTTACTGCCAGACATTCATCAATGTATGCCTGCGCTTGTGCTGTGTCGCCTTTGACTATTGCGTCTAAGTAGTCAGCCGCTGGAGGATATGCTGAGGCACGTAACTCT